GGCACAGCAGAGCGCAGATACAGCGACCTCGGTGTGAAGCTCCGTCAGGTGGAAACCGATACGCTGTGGAACGACGCGGTTAACGCCGTGCCGTGCCGCTTCACCTATGAGGAAACAGATACCCCCGTTGACCCATCCGAGCCTGATCCCGAAGAGCTCCTCTCCATCATCGTTGGAGGTGAGAACGCATGATCACACGAACCAGAGCGACCCAGCTCCGCAAGCTGATCGAGCGGGCTGCGGCGTCCCTCAACGACGAGGACGCGCTGGCTGCCGTCACCCTCTTCCCGGAGTGGGACGGCAACGGGCACGACTACGCCGTCAACGACCGGTTCGAGTACGGTTCCAAGCTGTACAGGGTCGTTCAGGCGCACACCTCTCAGCCCGATTGGACACCCGACGCCACCCCAGCCCTGTACACCGAGGTCGCGCATCCGGGCGAGATCCCGGTATGGCGACAGCCGACCGGCGCGCAGGACGCGTACCAGACCGGCGATAAAGTCCACTACCCGACCGAGGAAGACCCGGTCTACCGCTCCACCGTTAACGACAACGTCTGGCCGCCAGACGTGTTCGGGTGGGAGCTTGATTCATAAAGGAGACGATATAATGGTTACAACGGCCAAACAGCCGACCTGCGTCGCAGGCCGGTTCCTTTATCCCACGAGCTACTTCGGCACGTCCACCGACTCCAAGCCCGCCGCCGCGAACGGCAGCCTGTTCAAGGAGATCGACACGGGCAAGGAGTACCGCTACAGCGCTGCGGATGCCACGTGGTACGACCCCAGCGCCACTCCCGATGCACCCGATGAAGAGGAGGATGACACATGATCACCGAATCCAACGCCGTAACGAACATCAACGGAATTGACTATCCGGTCGAGACCTTCTACGGCCTCTCCAGCGACACCAAGCCCGCCCTCGCGGGCAACGGCTCGTCCTTCTACGAGATGGACACCGGCAAGACCTACCTCTTCAGCGTCAGCGATGCGGACTGGTACGAGCAGCCCGACAACTCTGGCGGCGGAGGCGGCGGCGGTGTGCTGGTGGTTCACGATGTTGACGGGACGCTCGATAAGACATTCAAGGAAATCAATGATGCGTGGATAGCGGGTGTATTGCCCATTGTTGTTACAGACTATGGTTTTTTGTACATGACTTCTGAGCCTGTTGTTGCGGATCTCAAGGTTTCTTTCTCCAATTTCTCTGAATCGTTGGGCGGCGATTATTTCGCTGAATCCGAAAACGGTTATCCCGTCCTAGACCAAGGAGGTCTGACATGAAAGATTGGAAGAAGTTCATTGTCGCCGCGCTGATTCGTGCCGTGCGTACCCTCGCCCAAACCGCCATCGCTACGATCGGTACGACCGCGCTCCTCACCGAGGTCAACTGGGCCGTGGTCGCGTCCGCGTCCGGTCTGGCCGCCGTCCTCTCCATCCTGACGTCCATCGCCACGGGACTCCCGGAGGTGGAGGGGCATGAGTGAAAATCTGAAAATGATCGCCGCCCTGATCGGATACCTCGCCACTATCGGCGGGGTATTCGTGTTTCTCGGCAAGATCTGGAAGGGAATCAAAGCCGAGAAAGACGGCGTGATGTGCCTGATGCGTTCAAACATCCGAAAAATCTACTACGCCCACGTTGATGAGAAAGACCCGACCTTACGCGAATACGAGCGGAAAGATTTGGATGAACTGTATGCCGGGTACCATGCCCTTCACGGCAATACCTTCGTCGCCGATCTGTACAACAAGATGCGGAATTGGAAGGTCGTAAGCTAATCCAACAGGAGAGTCAAGCCAATGAGCGACGCAGATCTGATCCGTGCGGAGCTTGCCCGGAGAGAGCTGGCTCGGCGCGATTTTAGGCAGTATCTCCCCTACGTCCACGGGGCGATGTGGAAGCGCACGAAGATGAGCGAGTACATCGCCAAGCGTGTTCAGGACTTCGTAGAGGCCGACACGGGCAATGCCTACGATATTCTGGTTGTGAAGACTCCGCCGCAGCACGGCAAGTCCTTGACGCTGTCCGAGACCTTCCCGTCATGGTATCTCGGGAAGTACCCGACGAAGCGCGTCATCATGGCCAGCTACAACGAGGATACGGCGCAGAAATTCTGTCGGCGAAATGCGGATAAACTCCGCCAATTCGGCGGAACGCTGTTCGGCGTTTCCTTGGCCATCGACCGCAGCACCGAACTGGAGCTCAGTAACCGGCAGGGGCGCATGATCAGTCGAGGCATCATGTCCGGTATCACCGGTAACCCAGCCGACCTGATCATTATCGACGACCCGATCAAAAACAGGGAAGAAGCCGACAGCCAGACCATCCGCGACAAGCTGTGGTATGAGTGGCAGAACTCCATCAAGTCCCGTCTTGCCGCAGGGGCGAAGGTGATCCTCATCATGACCCCGTGGCACGAGGACGACTTAGCGGCGCGACTTTGCAATTCGGAAGCAAACATCGACGAGATCCGACTCCCGGTCGAAGCCGAGGAGGACGATCCGCTGGGGCGCGCCCCGGGCGACTCCCTCTGCCCCGAACTGGGCAAGGACAACAACTGGCTCAAACAGTTCAAGGACAGCTACATCCACGACGCGCAGGGGGGTTCCCGTGCGTGGGAGGCCCTGTACATGTGCCGTCCCCGGGTGGAGGGCGGCAACCTCGTGGACCGCGCTTGGTGGAGGTACTATAAGCAGGACTCCATCCGCGATTTCGGTACAGAGGTCATCTCCGTAGACGCGGCTTTCAAAGGCACGGACAGCTCGGACTACGTGGCCATCACGGTGTGGGGGAAGCTCAACACCGACTACTACCTGCGCTACTGTCTGAACCGCCATCTGACGTTCAGCCAGACCCTTGACGCGATACGGCTGGCCCAGACGATCTACCCGAACGCGCAGCGCGTTCTGGTTGAGGACAAGGCCAACGGTACGGCGATCATCGACGTACTCCAGCGCGAGATGTTCTGCATCCCGGTCAACCCCAAGGGCGGCAAGGAGGCGCGCGTTAATGCGATCTCCCCGGCCATCGAGTCCGGGCATGTGTTTCTCCCGGACGGCGCTCCGTGGCTTGAGGCATACATCGACCAGTTCAGCGCGTTCCCTGCGGGGGCGCATGACGACATGGTGGACAGCACGTCGCAGGCCTTGGCGTTCCTGCTCAACGCGAGCGGCATCCCGATGAACAAGACGCCCGACCCGGAGATCGCCATGTCCCACCACGCCGAGCAGGCGTTTCTGGATAACGATGCTTTGTACGACCCCTACAACGTCCGACCGAGGGCAGACTGATGGGGCACGAGATCAACAACATCGTCGGCGCGCAGGGCGAGGCCGCCGTTGCGGCGCAACTGGCCGCAGCGGGTTTTCACGTGTACGCGCCCATCTTCTGCGATCCGTCCACCGACCTGATCGCCGAACTGGGCGACCAGTTGATCCGCGTACAGGTGAAAACCAACAGCGGCAGCGGGCATTGTCTGCGCTTCATGGTGCAGACCCGGGACGTTGCGTCCTATATCGGGGTGTCAGACTGGCTGGCACTCCACTCCGCGCACTACGGCGTTACGGCGTTCCTTCGACCCGAGGAGGCCGGGGTAAGGCCAACGCTGTATTTCGGCGCGGATAAGCCCCGGCAGGCGAATCAGCGCAAGGCCGCTGACTATCCAATCGAACGAGTTATAAAGGAGCTAACGACATGATTAACGTGCTTTACGGCGTTCTCGGTATGCTGCTTGCCATCGCCCTGTTCGGCGGCGGCGCGGCGCTAGGATGGCATCTGCACATCCGGTTCCAAGACAAGACCAAGGCCGCCGTTCATATTGAGATGTCCGAGCAGGAGAAGCGCAGACAGAAGGAGGACGCGCAGGCGTTCGACATGCTGGTGAACTACTCCCCGGAGATGGCATACGGCCTGCACCGGACAGAGGACACCTACGACACATCTGACAAGGGGTGATAGGCGTTGGCCGAACCGGATCGCAACAACGACCTAACGTGGGTCTGGCGTTACTACGAAGCGGGTCGTAACTACAACAACTCGCTCGTGCCCAACCAGTACAGCACCGTCAACACTAACTGGGAGTTCTTCACGGGCAACCAGTGGATCGGGCTCCCGCAGACCCGCGCTATGCGGAAACTGAGCAAGCCCGTCTTCAACATCATAAAGAGAATACTGCAACTGTTCGTCGCGTCGCTGTGCTCCAGCGGCACGACGATTTCTTTTGAACCGCTCGCCTACTACGACGGGGAGAACATCGCCGACCCGGAGACGAACGCGGCGGTCTACGCGACCGCCGAAGTCTGCAACCTCTTCGACAAGTTCAAGATGGAGTACAAGATCCGCGACGCTCTGACCGAGGGCGGCGTGACCGGCGACTACTGCGGGCACTTCTTCTGGAACCCCCGCGCGATCCCCTACGGCGGCGCGTATGGACCCTATCGCGGCGAGATCGAGATGGAGCTGGTGGACGGCATCGATGTCATGTTCGGCAACCCGAACAGCGACGACGTCCAGTCCCAGCCCTACGTCCTCATCCTCGGGCGCGATACGGTAGACCACCTCAAGGCCGAGGCTGAGTATTACCGCAAGAAGTATCCGTCGAACAAGCACACCGAGGCGACGATGATCACCGACGCGAACATCATCCCGGACGCGGACACGATGGACATGGCTGCGGTCGGCGGTCGGATCGAGATCGAACCCGACGACAAGACCGGCAAGGCCTTGTACGCATACATGTATACAAAGGTTTGCCACGAAGAGGTAGTCAAGGATCCCGACACCGGCGAGGACATGATGGAGCCCAAGACGGATGAGAAGGGCGAGAAAATCCAGCAGAAGGATCCCAAGGGCAGACCGCTGTTCGACATGAACGGACAGCCCGTCTGGGAGATGCAGAAGGTGAAACAGACCGTCACCACGGTGTACGTCACCAAGGCGACCAAGACCTGCATCATCTATGAAGACATCGACACCGGCCTCTCTCTGTACCCCGTCGCTTGGGGCAACTGGGAGAAGCAGAAGAACCAGTACCACGGGCGCGCGCTCGTCACGGGCGTCGTCCCTAACCAGATCTTCCTCAACACCATGTTCGCCACGATCATGCGGCACATGCAGCTCCTCGGTTTC